TTAGTATCTGCGTATAAAAATTTCTTATAGCATCTTCTTCCTTTACGTAATATAAATCTTGCTTAACAAAGTTGTAGTGCCAGCCTCGTAACATGTCCAAGTCTTTATCAATAGACATGACACACGCACGATCTTCAGGTAGATCATAGACAGCAATGCCTATAGCATCGTCAGCTTCTTGACCTTCTACTAACTCGAAGCCCCACTTGCTAGTTAGATACTTACGTAGTGTATCATAATGCACAGGCTTTCTAGCCTTAGCTCTGTTACCTTTGTAAGTAAGTTCGGTAGCTATCTCTTGCCTGTAATTAGACTTACCTGTAATGAAACCAGAGTAAGACTCAACCCCCTCTATGCTTAGGAGGTTATCAATAAAGTGTCCCATTCTAGAGATGGCATACTTCTCTTCCTCTGGATCATCAACAGAAAAGCCCACACGATAAACGAGGATGTCCCCATCAATGAGGGCGTGAACATCCTGCATTGACGGGGTACTCATTACAACGCTTCTTCTAAGCTATCATCAAGGGCTGTCTCATCAGCATCATATACAATCAAGTCAGTGATGACTAGCTTGTTGATACCTGCGGATACACCTGCCTTACCTTTGAACTGATAAGCGTATGGTTTAATCCATGCTACTCCCTTTGATCCATTACCTACCTTGCCTGATACTCCTGAACCATCTGGCATCTCAGTCTTGATAGGAAACTTCTTAGATTTAGCTACAATATAGAAGCCTTTATCTTCCTTACGCTTCACTTGAATACCTTGATCCTCTAGCGCAGCAACTGCACCATCAGATAGGTTACACAAATCAACCTGATACTTCTCAGACATCTGGTTAGGTGTGTCAAGGAAAGCCCACATGATATCAGCTTTTACCTTTATTGCTTTTAAGTCTTGCATTTTACTTCTCCTTAATGTGTAGTTGCCCAATTAGTACCTATCTTATACTCACCATCGAGTGGACAACGTAGCCCTAGTGTGAGTCCTGCTTGCTGAATTGCCTGAACGCCAGCTTGACCTACAGATTCAGCAAGTTTTTCATTCGTCTCTATCTGCCATTCATCATGAACATTAGCTACAAATGAAGCATCTATTATACCACGATTTAGTTTAGAATGCAACAATACTAATGCTTGTTTCATTACTACTGCACCTGCTCCTTGTAGTAATACATTCAAGGCAGCGTGTGCTGATCGAACCATAAGCCTACGACCATCAAGACTAGGTAGCCAACCACGTTTAGCTAGTCTATCTACCTTCTGTCTCAGTGTCTTGAGTGCTGGTGTGTTGGCAAGGAAGCTATCGATTAACTTCTTACCTTCACGTTCACCACCGCCTACGATAGCACCTATCTTAGCTGGACCTGCACCGTAGAGAAAAGCATAGATAAAAGTCTTAGCTTGATCCCTGTTAGTAAGACCTGCTGCCTCCATGTTCTTTGTATGGATGTCACCACTCAGTATCTCGTTGGTGTACTCCTCGTCACGCATGTAGTGTGCAAGCATACGCAACTCAAGACCAGACGCATCTATCCCTACAAGTACATTACCGTCCTCTACCGTCCAACACTCACGACACTCCTTACCAAACGGATTACCAACACGAGGTACTTGTGCTAGGTTAGGTTTACTGTGCGTCATTCGTCCCGTGACTGCACCGTTGGTGATGACCTTACAGTGAACCCTGTCGGAGTTATCAGCATGGTCAATCCATGATTCAACTTGAGCCACCCGTTTCTGAACGAGTAAGTATTCTGCAATGAGTTTAGCTTCAGGTAAGTCAATAGCTTGTAAGACTTTCTCATCAACGATCACCGATCCTTTCTCTGTGTGCTTAGTTGGTTGCCAACCCAGAGCCATGAGACGATGTGCTATCTGCTTGCGTGATCCTGGATTGAACACTTCTACTTTGTCCTTGAGTCTGTTGCCTGTCTTCTCGCTATACCTGCGTGTTACAATAGGTCTGAAAACTTCTTGTAGTTCTTCCTCAATTTCGTGTAGTCTTTTCCTCCAACCTGCCAAAAGGAATAACGCTTTCTTAACATCGAGCTTGAATCCTTTCTCTTCCTGTTGTTTAACAATAAGAGCGACTTGATGTTCGAGATCCAATGAGTCACCCCATACCAATAGATCATTGCTAAGACGCTGATGTAATGTCTCGGTAACAGCCACGTCCTGTTTACAATAGCTGACCATCTCTTCTGTAAGCCCACCATCAAAGTCTTTGAAGTCATCCTTGTAGTTTCCTAGTCTTTGACCCCAAGCCTTGAGTGAATGTCCTCCCTCGATGATTGGGTTCAGTAGTCTTGACATGACTAGCGTGTCTGCCATTGTGTGATGAGTCGTGTCGATACCCCATACTTTTTGTAGCACAGGCTGATCGAACCCTATGATATTGTGTCCTATCAGTGTGCTTCTTTCTGTTAGGTATTCTGCTAATTGATCTTTCTCTTCCCATACTATTACCTCCTTAGTTGATAAGTCTTTAGTAACAGCGCACCAGATATGAGTAGCTGTGCTGTTAGTCTCAATGTCTATGATGAGTGACCTCATAGTACGTCTTCCTCTTCGTCTTTGCGTTCAATCATTCTACCAGAATCCAAGTCATAAAGCAAGCGACACGCTGGTCCAGTGAGTCCAGAGAATCTGTTCTTGAGTACACGTACATGAGTGGTGTGTCTCTCAAGAGGATCATCATCCTGACCATTACGTTCCAGTCCAATCACTAGGTCTGATAGCTGTGCGATAGAACCAGAGCCACGTAATTGTGACAAAGATGTGGCAGCACCTTCCTCATGTCCCTTGCCATCAGGTCTCTTGAGATGTGACACAACGAACAACGAGATACCACACTCAGCCACAAGCATACGTAGCTTAGTCATGATCTCATCGATAGACTTACGCTCATCACCTGACCCCTGTGCTGACACGACTATGGACACATGATCTAAAAACACGAAGCGACACCCCAATCCTTTAGCGAGATATCGAACTCGACTCAGTATGTTATCGATACTCGTTGACCCGAAGTGATCGAACAAGAACATACGACCTGTGCCTAGCGTAGCATCGAACGACTGACGCAACTCATCAGTGCTGTACTCTACATCGGGTAGGTGTAATGGCTTGTTAGCATGGAGTGACATGATAGAACGTGCTGTCTTGTTGGTTGATTCCTCCAAGAACATCAGCCCTATGTTATCGTCTGTGTTCTTCAGCACATGCCACACTAACTCACGCACGAACTGTGACTTACCTAGCCCTGACCCTGCTGTGATAGTCACAAGCTCCTCACGTATACCATACGACAGCTTGTTGAGTCCTCTGAATGGGTAGTCAACAATGCTCTTCTCGACAGGCTTAGACACCTCATCCCACAGGGTAGAGCCATCGATGATACCGTCCGGTACATAGCGTTCGGACTGCCACCACTTCTCAAAGAATAACTTCTCATCTCCTCGACTCAAGTAATCGCAAGCATCCTTGAACTCAGACGTAGACTTGAACACCTTGATCTTAGAGCCAAAGACATCTGCTATCTGCTTAGACGCTTCGTGTCCTTGATCGTCATTGTCCATGAACACAACGATGGAATCAAAACTATCAAGCCACTCATAGTTCTTACGGATGTCAGCACCTGCTGATCCTGCTCCGTTCCTGATTGATACGACAGGGTACTTAGAGCCTAGCATCTGGTAGCAAGCAAGAGCATCCCACTCTCCCTCTACGATTGTCACATACTTACCGCCCTTGTTAAACAAATGCTGACCAAACAAACCACCCTCTCGCCAGTCACCTACGGTAGAGAATCTCTTGTCTGATATGCCACGCTTCTTATATGCTACTACCTCGTTGTCCTTGTGATATGGGAACCAGTAGCTGTTACTGTCTTGAACAACGCCATACTTCTCGCACGTTGCTTTGGTTATGCCTCGATCAACGATAGTCTTAGAGACTGCATCGTCATCTGGTTCTGCCATCTTAGTAGAATGGAGTGTCATCTTGTTCCTTTGTGTTTGATTATTGTCACCTGTCCAGTGCCTCGTCTTACACGAGAAGCAATAGGTAGAGTTCTCGTAGTAAGTCAAAGCATCTGAAGAGCCACAGTCATTACATGGTTGATGTGTTTTTATTTGAGTCATAATAAATAATAATAAGTAATAATTAATTAATAACTAAGTTAAATATTTTAGCATGGATTTACTGATCCGGTACAATTTTGTATCCACGCAAGTTGAAGGCACGTTGTAACACCTCGATCTGCCTATCGATAGGGTAGTCGTTACCATTGATTGAGTTGTACAAATCAGATAGCAACCCCTCCTGATAAGACTCCTCTTGCCACGCCTCCTCTTGTGCCACTGTCATCTCGTACTCGTGTCCATCCTGATCGTAGTATTCATCATCCATTTTGTTTCTCCTTTAGTGATCGTCAACGGTGATACCACCGTATAATAAGTCGCTGATATTGTCAAGGTCTAAGTCCTCTGGGTAGTCCTCATACTCGTGCATCAATGAAGAGTTGCCATACGCAAGCACACCCGTGTCTTTAGCACAGCCAACACACAGGTCTAAGAACTCCTTAGAGTCTACTGCTTTAGTGCTTGACTCGTACTCAGATAGTACTGCATTACAAGATTTACATCGCATAAAATTCCTCCGTATCTATGTAACCCTTGATGTACTGCTTGATTAACTCCACCTCAGATAGAGTATGGATCACTCCGTCCTCTACCATGCGTGGGTTAAGCTCACGATTAAAGAATGAATCCTCTTGTCCACATTGGAATGGTGTCATGTCTTTCATACTAACTCCTCTAAATGTAAATTATATTTTTTTCTGTTCTCTTCAGGCTTTAACATTTGTAGATTAGATAAGGTGTGCAGACCACATACTACTTTAGAATTCAATGGAACAACATGGTCAACCACTAACCCCAACTCTTTAGCCTTTCGATAAAACTTTTTAATCTCGTCCTTCTCCGACTCATACCAAGACGGTCTAGCTCGCATCTTAATCTGCCTTCGTTTCTCGCAACGCAACCTAGACTTGTCCTTGTTGTTGACATAATACTCCCGACTGTAAGCCCTAGCTTTTTCCTTGTTAGCTTCGTGCCACAGCCTATCAGTTTCTTTCTTTCGTGCCTTGTTCTTCTCGTACCATAGCTTGTCCCTCAAACGTTTTCGTTTTTTCCTTTCCTCTTCTGTAAGTGTTTCACCCATCATGCTATCCCCCTAGGTGGTGCGTCCTTCTCGTCTGGTCTGCCTTGTAACTCTTCAGCGTGTTCTTGAACAACAACGCATTCCCACTCAAAGAAATCATCAAAAGATCCATCCTCTGCAAGTGCTATCGCATCCTCATAGCTCTCAGCTTGCACCTCTTTGGTGTACAACAGTTCAACATATAACTTATAGCTCTTCATACTACCTCCTTGTTTGGTCTAAATAAATACATCTCTAACGCACGATCAACTCGATACGTCTTGTACATAGTACAGAGTTGACTCTCAGTTGTAAAGTAAAAACCACCTCTCTTTTTCTTGTGCTTGTCCATCAACTCCTGCCTTCTCTTCTGCCCTGCCTTATCAGATAACATAATATACGCCCCATATCATCCATAATAATACGCCCACATGAATACCTGCGAGCACCAATAGAAATAATAACATTAATAAATCATCCTTCATAGTCTACCCCTATATCTCATACACTTATTGTTGAACACTGACTGCCTTGTTCCATAGGATGGACGCAACCTCTGACACAGGTATAACCTCCATACCTATCTCATTACGTAGCACCTCCTCCTCTGTCATGCCCTCTGTAAGATCATCATAAGCCTCACACGCCCTTACCTCTTCTTCGTATAGCGTACCCCTATGCCCAACCCATACAACGTAACCACCAGCCTCCTCGGTAGCCTCATTAAAGATTGCATCTCCGTAATCGTAACTCATAGTAATGTAACTCCCTTAACAAAGTAATGAACAACAACCACCACGCATACAGCACGCGGTAGCATCCATAAAAAATCTT